ACCCCGTGTACAGATTCGGGCCAGGAGGAAGTGTGCCTCCGCTTTCGCTGTAGAAGGCGCGCAGCCGCAGGAGCGAGCGAAAGACATAGCTTTCCGCGCCAACCTCGTATCCAATATCACGATCGACCGTGTTCTCGGTGAACGTGATTGACACGCCATTCGGCAGCGTGGCGCCTACCAGGTCAATGAGCAGATCGCGAATCGTCTCCGACATCTGCCGCGCCATGAGCTGGCCGCCGAACTCGAGTGCGGCGTAGCTATCGAACTGAAACTCTGCGTCCTTCAGCGCCGTCGTCTGCTGGAGCGTCGTCGCGGCCGGTGGCGCGTTGTCCACATTGATGACGATGAACCGCGCTGGCGGCAACTTCGATGCCGCGCCGAAAAAGAACGCGCTGACGGCGTTCTGCGGCGCACCATTGTAGGCCCCCGGACCGATCAGCTGCTGGATTGCCGATTGCGCGGCGAGCTGGGCGTAGAGCGCTGGCAGAATCGGCGCCATGTCTTTTTACCTGGTGCACGCGCATGCCAGCAGCAACAGGCAGAAGATCCAGAGGCCGTGAGCTTCGCAAAATGTTTTCAGTGTCATCGGAACTAGCTTTGCTGGCCGGCGTTCTGGCCGATTTCGAAGGCGTAGAGATGCAGCTCAAAGTGCATCTCGTCGGGATCGTCGATCGCGGCAATTTGCAGCGTCCGATTTTCCCAGGTGAACGTCATCGACTCGACGATGCCCAGCTGGTACGGAAGCACCCAGAGAGCGGAGACCTTCTGCGCGATCTGCTGCGCCTTATCGATCTCCTGGCCCTGGAGTGGCCGCTTCGTTGCCCAGCTCGTTCCGAAAGGCGCCGGCGGATCTGTAGTTCCGTCCACCGAGTTACGCTGGCCCGGCAGGAATAGCGTGATCTGCCGGGACATCGCGCCGATCGGCGTGTAGCCGCTGAGAGTGCGCAGGGGCATCTATTGCCAGCGGACGATCGCGAACTTCAACGCTACGTTGCTGCATGCGGTGTACATCACCTGGCCCGTCTGCTGCCAGCCGATCAGGTACTTCAGCTCGATCGCGGTGATGGCGCTGGCCGCGACACTGTAGTTAGTCAGGGTAGTGTCGGTGCGACCGAAGTTGTCGGCAACACTCTGGATCGTGAACGTGTAAGCGCTCGCGCCTGAGTTCTGTACCAGAAGGATCTCTTGCCCGGTGACGGGGAAAGAGTTGCCGTTCGTGGCGTCGCAGGCGTTGAAGGTGACGGTGAGATCTCCGGCCTGCACGGCGTAATTATTTTGCTTGAGCTGGACCGGCGTCATCGGCGTCTGCGCGGCGAAGGCCAGCACGGCGACGAGGACAAGCATGGAAGCGACGGCGGTGATTTTGCGGAACATGTTGGTGGTCTCCTCAGGAAAAATTGAATTCCAGAACTTAGCCGCGGGTTTGGGCGACATCGAGCACGCGCCAGTGCCACAGCTGACTTACTAAGTGCATCGGAACAATTCCAGGCGTGCCGGCCACGACCGGCTCGCGGTTGCGATACCAATGCGCCAGGAGCTGCAGCAGAAGCTTGATCAGGCCCATCGGGATCCCGCAGGGATTGTTCGTCGGCGTCGCTGATGAAGTGCCCCACGGAATCTGCCCGTAGCCGGCCACGAAGTGCACCTGCACGGCATTTGGAACGTAGAGCACCGGCGGCCAAAAGGATCCGGGCAGCGGGAAGATCCGCGGCGGGTTGGTATCGGCGTCGTAGATGAAGCTGCCCGTGGGCGCCGGGCCGATGCAGGTCCAGATCAGTTGGGTGCCGTCCGTCGTCGTTTGCCCTGGCGTCGTCGCCCAGGTTGGCTGCGTTGCGCCCGAAAGATAGGTCCCGTCTTCGTTCGGATTCTGGACGGTCGACACCTGCTGCTGGTTGCCGTTGGGATCCTCGATCGACTCGGCGAGCGAATACTCCGTCAGCTTCAGCCAGGCGAAGAGGCTCGGGTAAATGTAATCGATCAGCTCCGTGTTCGGGTCAGTGTAACTGAGCGAGGTGATCGACTGCAGCGGAGAGCGCAGCAGCTTGATCATTTGAGAGTAGTTCCACAGCGTGGTCGAGTACCGCGGCAGGGAGTAATAAGCCGGCGGATAGGCCATCTGCGACATGACTGAGTCGGTGAAATACGGAAAGCTGTCGAGCGACTGCCGATAGCCTTTGTTGATCAGGCTGCGGCCGGTGATGCGCTCGACTTCCTCGCGCGCAGCCTGCACCAGGCCCGCGATCAGCAGGTCATCGTTCGTGATGTTTGGCCCCAGACGCAGCCAGTTCTTCGCCTGAGCGAGAACAATCGGCTCGACGGCCGGAGCGGTCTCTTCGACGATGTATCCCATCTAATTTTCTCAGCGACGCCCTCGCGCGCGTGCCGCGGTTTGTGAAACTGCGCGCTCCTGCGCCGGCTGCAGCATGGCGCTCTCGGGCTGCATGCTGCGCTTGACTCCAACTTCTTCAGCGACGCCGCTCGCCAGCATGGCGCGTGCGACGTCAGGCAGGAATTCTCCGACCTGGCCTGTCGCGCGAATGCGGCAAGTGATGAGCTTCGCGATCGTTTCTGGCATAGAACTGCCTCCAATTCAGGAGCGACCGGACCGCGCGCGAGGACAGGTTCTTCCCCACGCGCGGCCGGCACGTTGAATGTTGCGACGTTTGCTAGCTGATCGTGACGCCGGAGCTCTGGACCGGGATCCAGAAGCCGTTGCGCGCGACCAGGGTCACAAAACTTCCCTGAGTCCCGCCGAATGTGATCAGGTGATGCGACGGCGTGATCTTGCTGGCCGCCGTGGTCACCGTGTGAGCGTGGCCGCTGTTGTCGATGATGGTGATTTCCAGACCGTCGTTTCCTCCAGCGGAAGGCGCGCCAGCGACGGGAGTGGCGAGAGTGCAGGCGTCGACGCCTGCGGTCTCGATGAACGATGTTCCGCAGATCGGTGTCACCGAGGTCGCGCTTAGCCCAGGAGGTAACTCGAGGCTGCCGGCGCCGCCGGTGATGACGTCGGTGGTCCCAGTGAGAACCTCGAACTGAAAGGGCAGATTGCTGCTCTGCCCAACGACGGTATCGAAGTCAGGAGAATTGGCCCCGACCATGGGGCCGGGAGTTTGCGCTGTTATTTGCGTCATGAGAGTAGCTCCTCGAAAGTTGAATTAGCAAAACGGTTGCGCGGCCCAGCTCCCAGCCGCTGAAGCGGAGAGTGGGAGCCGGGCTGCGGAAATTGCAACTAGCTGCTCGCCTGCTGCAGGTAGCAGATCGGGTGAGTGCCGGCGTCGAGCAACTGCCCATCGGCGCGGCTGAAGCCGATATAGGCCAGCTGGCCGTAATCGGCGAAGCGCTCGCGCAGGGTCAGGATGCCCAGCTCTTTCACGCGACGGATGACGTACTTATTCAGCTCGCCGAAGAGAACCGTGTTTTGGTTCGTGGTGGCGACGGCTGGGGTCGGCGTCATGTCGTTGTTGATGTGGTACGGGTAGTTATTGATCCGATCGGGATCTCCCGTGGCCACGCCCGGCTTCCACAGCGGACGGCCGTACTTGTCGAGCAGGACTTTGATTACGCGCACCGTCTGATCGTGGAACATGTACGCCGCGCCGCGGCGATAGAGCGGATCCACGGTGTGCTCAAGGTTGTCGAGATCCTTCGAGCCGATGCTGGTGCCTCCAGTTTCGGCGCCGCCAGTGTTGGTCGCCGAGCCCGACGCGATCAGCGGGATTCCATAAGCCTGTCCCGGAGTCGCGCTCGGAGTGCCGCAAGCGGCGATGACGGCCGTGACGATTCCGTTCGGCTGATTCGTGCCCGTGCCCACGGTGAAGAACGTGTTGTAGGCGCGGCCGAGCCGGATGGCCATTTTCTTTTTGAGATAGGCCTCCATCGGAAAGGCCGAGTCCTGCAGCAATTCCAGGCTGAGCTTGATCATCTTCGTGGAGAACTTATAGGCGCCGAAGAGCACCTGGCCGATCGAGACGTCCTTCTCGGTCACCTGCTGACCTTCACCGACGATCTCGCCTGAAACGGTGGTGTCGTTGTCGGTGGGGTACGGCAGCGGCTGGCCGGTTGCAGTGTCCATGAGCTCCGCGACCTGCAGCATCGGGCCGTAGTATTTCAAGGCCTCTTCCACCTCGTAGACGAAGCCCTTCGGCACGAAGTAGCCGCCGAGAGACAGCGTGCCGATGCCCATGTCGCGCTTCTCACGGTCGCTGAACTCCATATTCGAGCCCAGCAGGAAACCGCGGAACTCTTCGTTTCGCCCGAAGATGATCTCGCGGTCCTCTTCCGAGCAGCGGTTCGTGTCGCCCATCTGGAAGGCGATCGAATAGTGCCGGAAAGCTTCGAAGTACCGGAAGTTCAGGTCCTCGACGGTCTGCCGGATGTCGGCCGAGACGTGTTCGAGAGCATGGTTTTTGAAGACGAGCTCCGAACCACGTTTGGTTACCGTGACGCCGTGCGTGCGCAGCGCGCGATCGTAGGCGACGATTGCGGCCGGGATGTCTCCACCGCCCAGAGGATCCTGAGGCGGCCGCCTGCCTCCACGCATCTCGGCATCGAGTTGCAGGGCGCGGGCTTCGCGAGCGTTGTCGGTGCGGATCGTCTCGCGCTCGGCGGTGAGCACGTCGACCTCGTCCATGATCTTGTTGAACTGCGTCCGGGCTTCTGTGCGCTGCACGGCCGTCGACGTAGTAGCGGCGATGGTGCGGCGGTGGGTCTGCGCCTGCTCATTGAGCTGGGCCAACTTCTCCGCGATTTCGCGTAGTCGTGATTGACTCATGGTCGTTTTCCTTGTCCCCGTGGGGATTGAATTCGGGACAGCCTGGCGCCGCCGGCGCCGGGTTTCTCCGTGATTCCCGCATCCACCTGGGCGATTACGCCCCGGCCGCTTCCGGCGTGGATGAAGGCTTTGGATCTTGCAGAACTTTTGTGTTAGGCGACGGGTTTCATGCCCGCGAGGCGTAGCCGCGCGTCCATCTCGTCGAGAGCTGCGGCGCGATCGCCGTCAGGGTCCTCGATGCCGTCGTGATCGCCGTCGTAATCGGGATTCGAGCAGTTTTCGCAATCGCCCGTCTGGCACTCGTTGCAGCTGCACTGGCACTGTGTGTTGCTGCCAGGGCCGGAATCGCCGCGCAGGTCCTTGCGTTGTTCGGCGCTGAGTCCGAGGCTCTTCGCCTCTTCGTCTGAAACGGTGATGCCGTACTTCTTGCAAAGCCGCACCAGCTTCTTCCAGGCCGCTGGCTTTTTGTCGGCCGGGATCTTCTGCGTCTGATCGAAGCGCGCGAGCGCGTTGCGCAGATGCGACTTGATCTTGTCTTCCGATTTGAACTTCCACGGCAGCGCCCAGCTTTCCGTTTTCTCGGGGTCGCCGACGTAGATAAAGCAGCCCGACGTGAGATCCTCCCCGTCGACGCGCTTCGTGGGCGCGTCCCCGCGGTGAATCGAGAGTGAGCGCGCCATGTGATTGCAGCGCCGCTGGTCTCCGCAGCGGGCCATGTGCATTTCGCATTCGTCGCACTCGGCGGACATACAGGCGCGACAGGCGCAACGGCATTCCTGCTCTTCGGCGCCGTCTTCGCGTTCAATCCGCGCGCGGATCTCCGCCGGCAGGCCTTCGAGCGAGAGCGCGGCCGAGCGCAGTTCATGCTGCAACTCGCGCGATCGCGCCTTCACGTCGGTGCCTTCGTAGGCCGGGAAAGTAACCGGGCTCGCGTCGAAGAGGTCGACGTCCTCGATCTCGCGCGTGTAGACGGCGATGCCATCCGTCTTTTCCTCGCGCGTGGTTTGCTTCGTTACGATGAAGCCGAAGCTGCAACCCGTAATGTCTTTGCGCTCGACCAGCGTGCCGACGTCGCGTCCAACCTGCGTGTCGGGGAGCTCGCAGTCATACGCCAGGCCGACTGCATCCTGGTCGAGGACGAGCGTGCCGGCAGCGGTTCGGCCGAGAAGGTTGTCAGGCTCGTGGTTGAAGAGGCAGCGGACATCCTGCTTCTCTTTGAGCGCTCGGGTGAAGGTGCCGGGCTTGACGACCTCAACGACGCGATAGTTTCCGCCGTCCCAGAGCACGTACTTCTGGTCGAATACCGCGGCGTGCCCTTCGATGTGGCTCCCTTTGTCGCCCGCGCCCTTGGCGCGGAATCGCACTTGCGTGTCCCTCACGATGCGACGTTCTCTCATGACTGAACCTCCTCGGGAATTTCGGTTGCCGCCATGGCGGCGCGAGTCGCGGCCAGGCGGTAGATCTCGATGGCAAGGGCTTTCGCTGCGCGATCGAGCTCGCGATCGCAAATGTCTCGGGCGTTGCCGTTCGCCTGGCGCCAGCCTCCGGACTGGTAGCGGTGGTGCATCGTTTTCAAATACTCGGCGAGGAAACTGGAGCGTTCCAATCCGTCAGGATCGGGATCGGCGTGCAAATGAGCGGCCGCAAATGGCTCCAGCGCCTCGCCAAGACTTAGAAGAACGGGCAGGAAAGCGCGTTGGAATGCGGCGAGATCACACTCCGATCGCGCGCAAACCCGGCCAAAAGCGTCGCGGAACAGCCGCGAGTAGGCCTGCTGAACTCCGCCGACGCCCTTCGCCTTTTTCGGTTGCTTGCCCTTTTTCTTGCCGTCATCGCCTTCGTCGCCGTCAGGCTCGACCGCGGGCAGCGCGGGATTCTCAAAGGCCTTGTCGGAGGGCGCCATGTTAATCGGCATCCAGGTGGAGTCAGAGCCTTCACCTTCGAGCGGGTTCATGCGCAGACGCTCGCGCGCATCGTTGGGCTCGAAGACTCCGAACTGAATCATCGACGCGAGGAATTGCCGCAGATCGTTGGCTGCCGGCATGGTGAGCGGCCAGGTGTCGAAGAACACGCCGAACTTCCGGCCGGCGTTGCGGCCGACAGTCGGGGAAGGGAAGAGCTTGCGCTTCAGCTCCTGCTCCCAAGCCTTCAGATCCGCCGACAGCGAGAACGTAACGAACTCCTGGCCGATCTGCTCAGTGTTGGCGCGCGCCTGCTTCGCTTCGACCCCAGCCATGTGCGGCGGAACGTTGAAGAGCCGGCAAACCTCGGCAATCTGATGTTCGCGCGTCTGAATCGCCTGCGCCTTGTCGGGATCGACCGACGTCGGCATATAGTCGGCTCCGGCTTCGAGCAGGATGGGACGCATCACGTTCTCGCCGCCGTAGGCTTCCTGGATCGATCGCCGCGTGCGCTCGAAATCTTCAGGGCTGAGCATGGTCGGGACTTTGAAAATGCCTTGGCCGTGAGCTCCGTTGCCAAAGAACTTGCTGCCAAACTTCTCAGTGGCCAGCGCGAGGCCCACAGCCTGGCGCCCCATCTGAATGACGTTCTGCCCGACGCGGCCGTCGAGCGAGAGGCCGGGAATGTAGATCATGTCCGCGGCCGCGATCGCACGCTCGCTGGTATAGCCATCGGTGATCGGATTCTCCGGGTCGAGCGACATGGTCTCGACGCCTTCCGTCGTGGCGTAAAACATCTCGCCGGCGCGCACGAGCTCGTCGCCGATTAAAAAATTCTTGTCCGCTCGCCGCGGCTTGAAGCGCGCGGGATTCCGCGGCCACAAGGCGACCGGGCGATTGCCGCCGTCGCGCTGGATCTCGGCGCCACCGTAGCCCCAGAGCATGCGGTGCACCTGCAGCGTCTTCCGAAACGAGAAGCTCGACATCTCGGGATTCGGCTCGTCGGCCAGGAGCTCCCAGAAATCGTGCTCGTGCGCGATGCGACGCTGCAGCCGGCCATCGGCGTTGATGATCTTCTCGAAGATCTTCAGGTCAAGTGCGCCGAGAGCGCCGCCCTTGATCTCGCAACACACCCACACCGT